TCATCCGGCGCCCCCCTCCGGTTTGACAATTCCGACGCCAGGTTTGACAGCGCGTGCACGCCTTTTGTTCTCGGCGCGATCGAAACGCTTCACGACGCCGGCCATCTTTCTGGTGCGATCGGCGTCCCTCGAATAGTGCCGTGCCATGGCCTCAGTGCTGTGGCCAAGGGCATCCGCGATGGTCCGATCATCGAAGCCTTCCTCGGCCAAAATCGTCCCGTAAGTATGCCTAAGACCGTGAAAGGTGAGGCCCGGCGCCACCAGGCCAGCCTTCTCCAATCTACCCCTGAAGGTGCGCCAACTAGCCCTGAAGCCACTCTCGGTCCATGGCAGACCTCGACTATTGGCAGCGATCGTCACCGCGTCGTGGGCCGGTGCCCCGTCGAGGATCTCGCGCAAGGCATTCGGAACTGGTTTGTCCTGCAACCGTCCGGTCTTCGATCGGCAGGCCCGTAGCGCCGCACCGTCATAGGCCGCTTTGCTGAGCGACAGCGCCACACCTTCATCCAGACCGGCATACATGCCGAGTGCGATCGGCACCTTTAGATGCCAAGGGGCGCTGTCGATGACGACATAGCGCTCATCATCGCTCCACGGACGATTTGCTCGCGGTGCCCCTCGTGGCCGCGCAATGTTCTTTATTCCCTCAGCGGGATTCCGGGGCAGGTAGGCTCGCTCGGCTCCCCATCCAAAGAGCAATGAGAAAACCTGCTTCACATAATTCCCAAAGCGCCGGCCGTGCGCGGTCGCTGCTTTGTCTCGGATCCTGACGATCAGCGGCTTGTCGAACTTCACGAGCGCAGTATCGGCGATCGGCTGCAGATAATCGAAAACGCGCCGATAGTCGCGCTGGGTGCGTGGAGCGAGGTCCTGGAACGCGGCGGAAGCCTGATATTGGGCGATCAACAACGCCAACGTGCCGGGTTTCGGGGGTCCGCTCGCTCTGGCCAGCGCCGAGATTCGAGCGCACTCCGCGAAGAATTCGGCTGACCCAATGGGTGCCTTCTCAAGATCGATGGCAGTGCGGCTTCGACGGTGATAGCACCGCCACTTGCCGTGCCGGTCGCGGAATATCTGAAAGCCTTTCACCCGCACTCGAGTCATCCCAATCTCGCTACAATGTCGTCGGCGTCGGAACTGTCGACGCCATCCTTCAAGCTGTCGAGCCAATCGTCCAGATCTCGGATGTCCCATCGCCGATCACCATTTTCAAAAGCGATGGGCGTCACCGGACATTCTATGCGGAACCGCTTCAGCGGCCGACCGCAGTGATGCGCCGCCTCGCTTGCCGTCAGCATCCGCTTTGGAACGACGCAGAGGTGTAAGGTCGCCCCTGCCATCTACTGCGCTCCAGAATCGGGCATGCTCGTACCGACGTCGAGCTGCAAGTTCTTTCCATCGTCGTGTGCGCTCATTCCAGTGACCTTGCCGGGGCCATCCACCGTCACGTGAACACGGACATTGCCCGCACCTTCCATTTTCACTTTGCCGGTCACGTCGATCATCTGCGGGCCGCCCTTAATGTCTCGGAGGAGCGGCGCCGTTTCAGATCCGGAGCCTGGCGGCGGCGGGTTGATTATCTGCGCAGGGAGTGCGGGCCCATTGGACGGGTCTTCATTCATCCACTCGGAGAACCGATCCCAGGCGTCCTGATAGGAGTCCCAGATTGTCGAGAGTGCGCTCGGCTCATTGTAGGGAATTGCGACCGGGGGGCCCGGGATGTTGGAAGGGATAGGCACCGCCGCTGAAGCCGGATCTGGCGCGGGCGTGAACGACGAGATGAACGAACTGATAGGGTTAGGTCCGATGCCCGAAGGGATCGCCTGATCAGCGTGCTTCAGAGCCTCGATATAGTCTCCCTTCCGCAGTGCGTTCACAGCCTTCGTATAGCGTTCAAAAGCAGTGGCAAAGCCCTCCAGCACTTTGCCGGCGTTTTCGAGAATTTCTTCGTTGAACCCTTTCGTTAGGGTGCTCCAATCCCAGCCCTCAGGCAGCTTCTTTCCGGCCAACTCCGCTATTGCGGACGCGAGTTTCTTGCCCGCCTCAGAAACCTTGGTCCACTTATCCGCGAGCTTCTCGTCCCAGCCGTCGTAGACAGCCTTGCCGACTTTGTAGAGACCCCATACCGCCGCCCCTATTGCGGTCAATCGCCATATCCCCATCCGCGCTAATCCGGCCAACGCACGCCCTGCGACGCCGGCAGCGTCGCCGATACCCTTGAGGCCCGAACCAACGATCCACATGGCGGGACCGGCTACCGCAAGGGCTCCGACGCCATCGGCCACAGCTCGCAGCATCCTGGGCTGATCTTCCAGCTGGCTCATCCATTCATCGGCACGTTCCAGAGCCTTGTCGATGGTCGGCATCCACCGCGTCGCGAAGACATCGGCGATGTTGGTCAGCAGGTTGCGCGAAACCTTGAGCTTCTTGCCCAGCCCTTCCATTGTGGTTGCGAAGGACTCGTTGAGCTGATTTTGAGCGGCCTCTTCATCGGCCACCATCTTTCGCGCCTTAAGATACTTGTCCCAGTTCTGGAAGAGCAGGGCGATGGCAGGCGCCGCCTGATCCTTGAACAGCTCGAAGAGTGCGGCCAACTGCTGATGCTCCGGCAGGTCTTCTCTCAGCCGGTCACGCAGCATGCCGAGGGCTTCGATCGGCTTTTCCTGCACCTGTTGCGCGAACTCATCCGCATCGATGCCCAGCCGCTTGAAGATCGCCAAGGCGGGCTTCGGCAGCGACTCCCCTCCGACCAGGACCTTGAAGAGGTTTTTGGAAGCCGTCGCGGCCTGCTCTACGTCGATACCGGCATCGCGCATTGTGGCGCCCATGGCAGCGATCTCGGCGTTGCTGAAACCAGCCTGGCGGCCGATGGCTCCGATTCTCGTGTGATAGTCGATCAGCTCCTTGCCGCGGACGTTCATGCTGTTCTCCAGCATGTCCATCCGGCCAATGAGCTTGTTGAGCTCGTCGTTGCTAAGGCCCGCACTCTGCTTGATGCTGGCCAGCATAGAGCCCGCATCTGCCGCGCTTTCCCCGAAGGCATCGGCCGCCTTGGCGGAGAGAGCAACGAAGCCGCGAACGTCCTCGAAGGCGACGCCGGCGCGAGATGCTGCTGACGCGAGATCCGTCAATTCCACTTGCGAGAGGGGAAGCTCACGCGCCAGCGATTTGATGGTCTGCTTTGCCCGTTCGTACACCGCCGGATCCGCGAGCTTGTCTTCCGCCTTCTTCCACTCGAGCATCCCCTCTTGCCAGTCGGCGGCCGCTTTGAGCATCAGTCCGGCCGGCAGGGTTACCGCCATCGTCATGGCACGGCCGGTGGAGGCCATCGCCGCACCAATGTTGCCGATGGATTGGGACCAGCTCCGTTCCATCGCCGCAAACTTGCGGGCCATGCCCGCCATCGGCCCGGAGACGCCATCGACGGCGGTGATGATTGCTCTGGCGTGTAAATCCGTCATGGCGCTGCCTGCTCCTTCCGCATCTGCACGGCTCGGCCGTGCCAATAGGCGATGCGCGCCGGCGTCATTCGCTCAACTTCCGAGACCGAGAACCCGCAGAGGAAGATAAGCTCGTCGGCGCGCTCTCTCAGTTTCCCTCGGCTGTAACCATCGGGATCAGGACCTCGGAAAGCGCGTTCACATCTCGCATCGGCAATGCCTCGAGCGAGATGGCATCGAGTCCGGTGAGCGTTGCCGCCCATCCGATGAGCGCCTCTCGGTCGACGGAGAGCGCCAGGCCGCCGTCTTTTGTCCGCTCGGCTTTGTGAATTTCGCCATGGCGAAGATAATCGCCGAATACCGGCTCCCGGAGCGTCAGCTCGTTGATTGGACCCTGATGCGTCTCCAGCGGACGCGATAGCTTCACCACCGGGCGGCCGCTTGTCTGTTTTCCGGCCACTGCGGCCTCACTCTTCTCCGTCATCCTCTGTCTCCTTTCGTTTTCTCGGTTTCATGATCTCGAGGTTGGCTCCCGCCATCGCTCGGAGATACTCCGGCGAGAAGGCCCGCTGGAGCGGTTCTGCAGCTGCGGCGATGGTCTTAGCCATCTCAGGCGAGGTGCCCATCATTGGCAGTGGTCGGCTGAACCTCATGTCCTCTTCCTTTCCTGCTTTGCTCAGTGCGATGCCTGGACGTCATCGGCCCGGAGCACAAACCAACTCGGTCCAGGCATCGCGCGGCGACCTGCCCAATAGGAAGGACCTGGGCTTTCTCGCCGATTCCTTTGCTAGCCCACGATGCCGTGGACACCGTTGAGCCTCACGCGCACCAGCGCGTCCGCCTCGGCGGCATCCGCGACTGCGGCACCAACAAGGGGATTTCCTTCAGCGACTGTCGTGAGGTTGCTGTCGGTGTCGTCCCAATAGAGGCGTCGCCAAGATCGATAGCCTCTTCGGCTTTCGGAAGGTCGAAGACGCCAATAGCGTCGATCTCGACAGCCTCGCCCGGGGCCGCGTCATAGTTCGCGACACCGAAGAGGCTGCCGACCAGCACGCCGTCACCTGAGGCGACCGCGGTCGGGGCCGGGACGGTGATCGTGTTTCCCGGCTGCACGAAGTTCTTCATTTCCAGAGTCCTTTCGAAGTGTGGAAGCGAACGCCTTTGACCCGCCGCCCTTCGAGTGCCGCGATGCGTGCCTCACAGTCGGCGATCGCCGCTGCGAGCTCGCTGTCGGATTTGAAGACCGTGTGTTCGTTCCCGAACCGGATCTCCCGCTCGCCTGAGTATCGAGCGTCGAGCAGTGCATCGCGGTACTTGCGGAGGGTGGCTAGGTCTAAGGCCATCTGAGTTGCCTTTACTCGGCGCTGCCGGGGTTGGCGTACCAGCTACGCCACTCGACCATGCCCGCCCCGAAATCGAGCCGGACCTTGATCTGAACACCGTCGACTTCGAAGCCCGCCTTGGTCTCGATCTGGGGCCCTTCCTCACCTTCGAGGTAGGCGTACTCCAACCCGTCGATCTCGGCGGGGGACGCAGCGACATACCAGCGAAGCCCGTCCGATAGACGCGGCTCCACCACCAGCTCCAGGCTGCCGGAGAAGGGGTTGATATCCTCCGCCTTCGCAGCCGTGATCTGGGCCAGAAGCTTTTCGGCGTCCGTTTCCAGCTCCGGCGGCACCACCAGGTATTTCGGGGTGACGCTGATCGCTTCGCCTTTCAGGCCGGTCTGCTTTCGGAGACCGGTCCGAGCCGCGGAGAGGGAGGCGACGCTCAGCGCGGTGCCAGGGTTCGCCAGGTTGCCGTGGTCGGCGTGGAAGAGCTTCTTGTTGTCGCTCATGGTGGGCCCGAGCCCGGCGTTCTCAGTCAGCAGGTCGACGAGGAAGTTGGCCTCGCTTGCAGCCGCTGTCTGTCCTAGCCGACGGGATAGATCGGTGAAGGCCCCGATGTCGTCATTGACCAGTGCTTGGCGGGAGATGCTGAAAATCCGGCCGAAGGTAAGCAGACGATAGGTTTCGCCCGCTTCAGCCAGGGAGCCCGATTTGAATTCGCCCGCTTCGTTGACCTTCTCCAGGCCGTCACCGGCAGAGAGGGCCAAGCGATGCTTCTCCCGGAAGTCCTTTGCTGTGGTCTTGCGGCCGGCGCGCTTCAGGCCCGAAGGCGCGGCCTGATACCCCTTCCGCAAAGTTCGATTCACCGCATCCCCGAGGATCAGCGGGAAATCACTGGTGGTGTGGAGAGCCCGCTCGATGAGCTTCGTCGGCGCGAGGCCCGCCACCGAAATGCCTCGAGTCGATAAGCAGTCGCGAGCGACGTCGAGAGTGCTCATATGGGCATAGCCGCGGGCCCGTTCGGAGATCTCGTGACCAGGATTGGCGCGAGCATAAAGGGCTTCGCCGATCACCAGCGCACGGGCCTCCGGATCGGTATGATCCGTCACAACCTCTGCGGCGGTGTTGCGAATCTGAGTGGTCGGCTCAGCCCGCGTCTTCATCGCCTCGAATGCGGCAGCACGTGCCTCTTCCACGGACGCTTCGGAATCGATCTGCTTATCGATCCAGCCTTGATCCAGACCCGTGATCTTGGCGATCGATCGGATCTCGACGTTGACGGCTGCCCGTTCCGCGGCAGGCGTCTCTTCTTTCTCCGGCGCGGTGACCGTGTTTTCCGGCGTGTTCACCGGAGCCTCAGGCTCTTTTGCCTGAGCGGGCTTAACCGTCATGCTTTCACCTCTGGTGGTGGCTTGACGATCGGCGGGAACCAATACGAGGGAGACCTCTCGAACAGTCCAGCGTGTCGCGATCTTCTCGCGCCGGCCGGACTTTCGATCCGTCCTCTCTTTCCAATCTTCGACGGTGTAGCCGACTGAAACACCTAGCCGTGTTCCATCAGCCAGCTCGTTTGCGATGCGATCAGCAACGGGATTGTGGGGGGACAGCTTTAAGGTCGCGTGGGCTTTCCCGCCGATCGCTCGAGCCGAGACAACCGACCCCAGCATCGCCTCAAAGCTGTCCCTTCGGTGATGGTCGAGAACGGGAGCGCCTTCGGCGCCTTCGAACCCGGCCACATCCAGAACTTCAGTGAAGGCGCCGCGGCTGTCGTATCGTTCGACCGGTGCGCCCGTAGAAAAGATGACCTCGACCGTGCGGCTCTCCGCATTCCAGCTGGACGCGCGGGGCGCTTCAGCAAGGCGCTTGAAGAGGTCGACCGTTTCCGACCGGGTGAGGAGATTTGTGTCCATTAGCGCAGCTCTCTCCGTGCCTGTGGCCTCATCTGCCATCTCGGATCGTTCTGAGTCGTCGGTACCAAACGCCAAAGTGAGTAGGGGTCCCGAGGGGCGTGGACCGCGACCAGATCGCCGGCGAGCGTCCGAATCCCGACTAAGCCGCCCTCCGCTTTCGCGAGGAGGTATGCTCGCCAGAGATCTGCACTACAGCCGAGAAGAGCGGGGATTTGGTCGTGATAAAGAGCCTTCAGCTTGCCCGCATCGATCTGGGCGTGCACCGCGGTGAACCGCTGCCGAAATTCGTCAGTGTTGAAGTAATCGAACCGGCGATCAGACATCGTCGACCTCCTTGTCGGAGGCCGTGGGCTCGCCGCCGAAGGCAAGCTTCAGGTCTTTGGCGCGATCGCGATCGGCAGCGATCTCTCGATCGAGATCTTCGATGTCGATGCCGCGCCCCGCGACAGCCTGGCGCCGCGACATGAGGCCTGCATTGATCGCAGCGATCTCTGCTTCGACATCCTTTTTCGGGTCCACCCAATCGAACCGCCGGGTGAGCCAATTGGCCGAAAGATACGGCTCCGGATTTCGCTCAAACCCTGGCGCGTCGATCTGTCCGGTGAGGATGGCGGTCGTAATGAACCGCCGCCAAATCGGGCGGCAGAACTTGTGTATGATTACGTTGCGCTGAAGCGCATCCACCTGCCGGCGCCATTCGACGAGGCCAGCGCGAATGCTGGAGTAGTTGACGTCCGAGAGGTCTCCTGTCAGCACCTCGTAGGGAAGGCCGAGGCCGGCCGCAATTTCCCGGGCGGTGATCTTGAGGAAGTCGATCACCTCTGCTCCGACTTTCGCGGGCTCGGAGAATCGGACATCTTGCCCGGACTTTAGGACCCGCATCTCGCCTGGTTCGAGACTGGTTTCCGCGAAGCTGTCGGCCACCGACTCGGCGAGGGAACCGCCAGTTCCTTCCATGTCGATGATGAACCCAGTCAGAAGTGCGGCAATCTTCTGCCGCACGAGCTGCGCATCGTGCGCCGTGTCCAAATCGGCAAGTCGGAGGAGGACAGGGGCGAACCAGCTCAATCCTCGAAGCTGACCCGCCACAATCGGATTGAAAAGGTGCAGTACCTCGCTCGCGGGGAGGCGGACTCTCTCCTGTGACCAAGCGAAACCAAGGCCAATTCGATCCCGGAAAAGGTGGTAGGCAAGTCGTCGACCGGAGCGATCGAGTTCAATGCCCTGGATGATATTGGCCCCGCCAGTAAGCTGCTGGTCCCGCGAGGAATCGATCTGATCAGGATCGATCAACCGAAGCTTAAGTTGGCCGTTCTCGAAGCCGAAGCTGCAGAAACTCTCGCCGTCGATCACCATCCCCCGGACTGCCAAGCCAAGAAGGCCATTGAAGTCGAGACCGCCATCAGCGTCCGCTTGAGGCGTCCAGTGCTCCCAAAGCAGATTGAGCTCTTCGGCCTTCGCCGGATCCGGATGCGTCGACTGAGGCTTGATGCCTCCGCCAACCATCGCCGAGGTCCAGCCGCTTACCCCTTTGGTAGCGTGTGCGTTGTTCGCGACCGTAGGTCTCGCGCGTGCTCTAATCAGCGCGCTAGATGAGTGGAGCGTCGCCAGTTGAGCCCGAAACTCGGGCATCCCGGCCCAGCGCCGGCCAGCGCCGGCCGCGTCATAGCCTCGCCGATATTCGCGCCGCGCCATCTCCGCACGATGCGGATCGATACCGGCGATTTTGGCGAGTGTTCTGACTATGGCTCGGGCGCGGCTCATTAGTCGGACTGGTTGCCCTGATGCGCCTGCGCGAAGGCCTCGTCCACTTCTTGCTCGATCTCGTCCAGATCCAGAACGGTCGTGCTCATAACGCCGAGTGCCCGGTCTGGACACAGGGTGTCCACCAGATCTTTCTGATTGACGATCAGAACTTGGTAGCGTCCGTCCTTGGAGTAGTCGCGCGGGTCCATTGCTCGGAGCAGAAGGAACGCCCGGCCTGCGTTGTAGAGGCGCAGTCGCTTAATCTGCTGACCTACTTCAACAGGCAGCCCACCATCTATTAGACGGCGAAGACAGACGAGCCGCGCGGCATCGTGCTTATCCCACCTTCTCGCTTTCCCAGTTTCCGGCTTGTGAAGCGGCTGGAAGACCTCATCGCTGATCCAGCGTTCGACGCGCGATCGCGAGATGAAGAGGTGTTGGCACAAGCTGGCTGTTCCAATTTTGTCCATAGGATCCTCCGACAACATGTCAGAGGTATTGCAGACCTCTGACGAGTTGTCAATGGTGCGAAATATGTGGTGCGGACTACATGTTGCCGCGCGATGCGCTTTAGGAGATTCTCGCTCGTATGCGCATCAAGCTTCTAAGGATTGCCCTCGCCGCCAGCTTCGCCTTACTGCTGCTAGTCTTCCTGCCGCTTCCGTTCGAACCCGAGCTGCCAGGTAGGTGGTGCGATGATGGAGCCATCTGGAGGGACTGCTATCGAAACTGGCTCGGTTCGTTGGCTGGTTGGGCGGCGTTCGCTGGCGCCTTGTTAGGTAGCGCCTTACTGATAGAGCATCTTAATCAGCTACGAAGGCAGAGCGACCTCTCCCTGGCGCAGCTTCAGCGGCATGATTTGATCCTCACCTCTGCGGAGGGACGTGGAGGAATCATCCTCAGACGAACAGCCAGCGCTATAAAGCGTCGCGCTGCAATTATGGCGCTCAGCCTCAAGCACAAACGACCAATTGAGATGCATCGCTTTGCTGAGGATCTAAAGGGAGATGAGCTATCGTGGGCGCGACAGGTTGCGCCAATTGAAGTGCTCGGTCCCTTCATCCATCTCGAGGATCACTGTGGAAGCTTTGACGCGCAGATCGCGTCTCTAGGAAATATAAACATCAGCAACAGTGTCGCCTATGTGACCAGGCTGAAGATTATTGAAGCGCAGGCCGACGCAGTGCTGAATGCAGAACACACCTCGGTGGTGAGCAAGTTTCGTCCCCACTTCAACACGCCACCGGGCGATGAGAAATCCTGATGCACTGCACCTATCCAGCTCGCGTAGAAGGACACGAAGGCGACTACGTTGCGACCTTTCGGGATATGCCCGAGGCCAACGGGGGAGGCGCGAGCCATCAAGAGGCGCTTGAGAGCGCCAAGGACGGCCTCGAAGCAGCCCTTTGGTTCCGCCTAAAAGACGGAGAGTCGATACCCGAGCCGAGCAAGGCTAAGAGAGGTGAGGTCATGATCCCCGTGGCTGGTGCTGTGGCCGTCAAGGCAGTCGCCATACGAGCCATTCAGAGAGCCGGCGTCAGCCGTTGTGAACTTGCCGAAAAGATGGGCGTCGACGAAGACGAGATCAGTCGGCTTCTTGACCCGAGACGGTCATGCCGAATGAAGCAGCTCGACGAGATGCTTTTGCGTTTGGGCTGGTCGTTTTCGATTGGGCTGGCTCCATTCACCGACCAACGTGCTTTGGCTCAGGCCGGCGATGAGGATGCTGAAGATGAGCTATTAGGTCGGATTGCAAAGCAGCGAGAGAACGAGCCAGCTACTCCTCTCGAAGACTAGCTGTGCTTCTCGGCCCATCGCCAATATCGTGAACTCGCTTCCCAACTTCGTGATCCCTCGATGCTGCGCGCAATTCGGGCAACTCACTATCAATCTACACTGAGAGCAAAAACTAAAGTCGCTCTTGGCGGTGAACGTGGCCCCGAAAGGGAAGGCACCCGAATGAGATAATGACACCGAGGTGGCGAGATATCGCCACCTCGGCAATGCAACAGTCTACGCGGCTTCGAGTCGGCGCGGCAGCAAAGGATCAGAAGCACGCCGCGAATGTGCATGTGGTTCTACTTGGCTAAGCGTCAGTCCCGAGAGTCGCAGGGCGTCCTGAAGCGCACGACGTACTGGCTCGTTCATGTGGTCCAACTGCCTGCTTCCACAATCCTCTTGGATAATGGATGGGGCGCAAATCGCGAGTTTGACCGCGATGCCGATCACGCTCGTGGCCTCAGTTGCGAGAAGAAGCGAACGCAGTCGCTCCATGCGCTTCCATGTCACCCTCATCCACCGATCTCGGGTCGGGTCTGACCAGGACCGAAAGAGTGCGTTGTGATGATCGACGCTGGCGATTTGATACCGCGCAAACAATGCCAACAGTTCCCGGTCCCGGGTCGAGACTTCAAGAGCGCCGGCCAGATCAATCTTGGTGATCGCGTTCATCGTGGTTTCCTCCGAGTTACTGAAACTTCCGGCAGCCGCAGCGGCTGTCGGTACAAGACATGCTAGTGCGCTCAGCAACGAGCGACGCGAGATGCTTCCTCTCGCTCCGCCGGCGGAAGGTGTTCGACTGTCAATTTTGCTCATTAAGGCCTCTCTGGTTTGGCTTGCTACAGCCATGCCAGGCACCGCCTGGCGCCGGGAGGGTAGCAACCTGCCAGAGAGACAGGTCGGACGTTTTCCCCTTTCGGGTCTTGTATGGCGCCCGCCTCCCGACATAGGGTGTCGGATGACGGACGGCCGCCAAGCCGTCGTCTGAGAGCCCTTTCTCAATGGGGCTCCACGGCAAGCGCCATGCGCCAACATGGCCGCTCTGCCTTCTCTGGTCCGAGTTGCTACACTCAAGGACCATCAAATCTGATTTGTGATTCTCCCGCAAGCTGAAGCCATCGCCCGGATGGGCGAAGATGGGTGTGAAGGCCATGCCTCCAACCAGAATCGAAACGCCCCAAGAGTTTTTCGATTTCGTCGTGATCCCTGACGTTCGCGACTTCCGGATGGGTCCTGATCTCCGGCGGGCCTATCACGCCTGCACCTCTCTGCTCAGCTTGCGAGATTGGGTCTACAGGAAGCATCGCGGCCGCCCATGGTCGGATGCCGGGAGATCTATGAATCCATTTACTTCGAAGGCTGCGTTGCAGGCCGCTCTGGAGCAGATCGACGATCAGTTTTCAGTAATAACAGACGTCGCCAATGCCTCGAAGCACATGGTCCTGGAGCCTGGGCGAGGTCGCACAAATCTTTACGGCGCCGCCAATACTGAAACTCGTAGCAGAGGTGCTCTTGGCACCGTGGCGATCGGGGAAGCTGCCATCGGTGAGAGTATCACTGAGGTGTGGGTGAAGATCGATGACCGGTACGTGCACGTTGATGTCAGCATCGATCGCGCCTTCGGGGTGTGGCAGCGTCTGATGGAAGAGAACTCTTGGTGAGGGAACACTGTCGAGCAGCTAGCCAGAGTCGTTAATGGGGCCATGAGAGCGAAGTCCACAGGATCAGGCTATCGGTTCATCCACTTCGACTTGACGACATTGGACGGAGACACGTTCTCCTTCGGAGCGGAGGCATGCGCCGCACCAGCTCGGCTTAGGTCGGGATCGAACATTTCACCTTGGGGATCTTCATTCGGCTTTTCACGCTCGGCTCTCAGTTGGTCCCATTGCTGCGCAGTCATGCTGTACCAGCCGCATCGGATCGCTGCCGCTTCAGCATATATCTCCGTGTCGAGAACCTCGTTGCGGAGCCCGCGCGGCAGCTTCCAGATCGAGCGAGGATACCCTCGCTGGTCTCGCTCGGTCACGCGAATTTCTGAGGTGAGCTGCGTGTAGAATTCCTGCGAAAGGCCTTTCGGATAGCCGCAGAAGCCACGCGAAAGCGGATCACTCTTTTTCAGTTGTTCGTAGAGTGCGACCTTCAGACTGCTCACGCCGACATTGTAGGCACGCCTACTAGCTCGATGCGCTTTGCCATCGGGGCGTCGCTCAGTCTGGGTGACCGTCAACGGCGGCGCTTGGTCCGACTTCGCCCCACGAACAACGATCACCTTTCGCCAGGAATGCTGCTTGGCCCAATCGTGCACGGTTCGATTATAGGCACCGCCGTCGATCGCGAGCATGTCGAGCGATCGTTGATTGCCGAAGGCGTCGGGCCAATTTGCCTTTAGCAGGCCGTCTAGTTGCCGGCGACAATCGCCCTCCCAGATCGGGAACGGAATGATGAGGTAATCCACCGTCCAGCGGCGCATCTCGGGACCGAACGCTTTGACGTGGACCTCAACGCGGTCGCCCTGGCAATCGCAGCCAGCGGTTAGCACCAACCCGCCTGGCGGGATGGTTCCGCGGTCATGCCCATCGTCTTCGGCACGCTCGCGGATCATCTCCCAGGGCGGAGCCTCGCTCGCCCGCTCATACGCGAGGCCGAGCACGTCGTTGAAGAAGACTTGCTCCGAGAGGTGGCTCCCTTCCGCTTCGAGCCACTGGTGCGCGATCGACGCCCAATCACGCGTCGGCGAATACGCTCGCCAGACGTGAAACGATGGTTCCCTCGCTGAAGGATTCTCTGCAACCCATTTTCCGCCGGCGATGATAGCGGCCTTGTGACGATGCTCGATTTCGGAGCCGCAGGCCACGCAGCTGAAGCAGGCTTCCTCTGGTTTGTCAGGATCGAGGTTGGAAAGAAAATTCTCCCAGGTCAGCGGCTGGAAATGACCGCAGTGAGGGCAGGGCACGTGCCAGCGCTCCTGCGTGCCGGATTTGAAAGCCCGCGTGATGCGGCAGGTGTCAGCATAGAGCGGCGTCGAAAGTTTCAGAATTTTCGCCCACTCGAACGCGCTCGCCCGACTGTCCGCCTGCCGCTCTGGATCGCCGGCACTGTTTGGCTCCCATTTCGAAAGGTCGTCCTCCACGATTCGCGGCGTGGTGATCTGCGACAATGATGACGGAGAATTCGCGCCGGAAATTTGCAGACTACCGCGACCCGTACGCGGCTGCTGAAAGAGAAGGGTGTCGTGGGAATCCCTACTCTTGACCTCGCCGAAAATCCGCTTCAGCGCTTTGGACTGTTGCCGCCAGCGACTCCACTTTCCCTTCGCCCACCGTTCAGCGTTATCCTTCGTCGGGTGCACCACGAACATGTCGCATGGCGCGAGGTCCATGGTGGCGCCGATAAAAACCTGGGCGAGAGTCGTTTTGCCGATCTGGGCACTTCCCATAAGGGTGACCACACGCGAGGGATGCTCCGGGGATAGGCAGTCAAGGATCCGGGCAAAATACGGGAAGGTCTCCCGGCGATAAGGACCCGGCCGCGGACTATCCGACCCGAACGTCACGTTCTCCTCGGCCCAGGCGCTAAAATCAGGTGGGGGAGGGGGCGGTAAGACATCCGCGAGAACTTCGAGGACGCTATGCCGAGGCTCTGCGAGAAAGCTCATGCCGCTTCGCTTCCTGCAGGTGCCGGCAGTTCCGCTTCCGTCGATAGCTCTTCTTTAGCGCGCGCGGCTGCTTTCCGACGGTGAGCATGATAAAGGTCACGAATCTCGATCGACAGCGCTTTGGCATCGAGATCGTGCGCTTCGGCGAGCGTCCGAGCGAGCGTGCTGGTCAGGAAGGTCTCGAATTCGTCGATCAGCTGAGATAGCTCCTGTCGCCACGCCCGCTGCGCCATTTCGGTCTCGATCCATCGGCCCGATTCTTTTTCGGCCTTGAGCTGCGCGAAGCGGGCTTCGTTGACAGCCTTAGCAGCTCGCGCCTTCCGCTCCGCTCGAACGAAGTCGCCGTCGGCGCCTGATGCTTTCGACGACGCATCGTTGGAGGAGATAGGTTGCGCCGCAAAAGCCGTCCGCTCCTGAGCAATCTGTTGGGCCGGATCCAGACGCTCTTCCAAATCTGCATCGGCCCGCTCGACCCAGATCTTGGCTCGGGTGCCCGTTCCAGCGAGGGCGGCCGGAGTGATCTTGCCTTCGGCAATCCAGTTGGAGACGCAGGAAGGGGCGCGCCCCTTCAGCCGCGCATATTCCCCTTTGGTAATGATCGTTTTCTCCACCGATCAAACTCCAAATTTCATTCGACTTCAGCCAATCAACTGAACTTCAGCCTTTCAGAATCTCACTTTTCTGGCGGGTTTCTGGGGTGCTGTGCCCCGCGTCGGCCCTGGCGTGGGAAGGACCCATGCATTGGGAGGGCGAGGGAGGGTTGAGGGAGGGTTGGGTGCCCCAGCCGAGCCCCTTCGAGGCCGCCTTTTCTTTTTATATTCAATGAGTTGTTCCTTTGCATATGGGAGGGTGGGAGGAATGGGAGGGTTATTACAGGTTTACGCGTATGCGCATGCGCATGTGCATGCGTGTTACGCGCGATACATGCGCGCGCATGCGCGTGTGGGGTAATTCGCAAAACCCTCCCGTGTTACCCGAACCCTCCCATTCCGTTAGAAATCAACGCGTTACGCCTTAGCCCATCCTCCCGATTATGGGAGGATGGGAAGATCAATCCGGCGACCAGCGGGATCATCGCCAACGATTTCGTCGATGACGGATGCCGGGCGGGGGTTGCCGTGAATGTCGACGAAGTCGTCAGCACGCCTCTTGAGCCGCACATTCAGCCACCAGATGACGTCCGATTGCTTCTTCGCGAAGCCGCGATCGCTCATGGCGGCGGAGAAGCCCTTGTTGGACCATTCCGGCCCGTCATTTACCTTGCCCCAGGCTTTGAACGTCTCGAACATCACCGAGGACTGCACCCGCTCGCCGGGAGAGGGGTCCACACAAGCCGACAGGAAGCGACCAAGTGGATCGCTTTCCTCCCGGTAAGCTCTCGTGGCCTCGGTGACCTCCTCGGGCTCCACGAGCCCCTCGTCTGCCCAATCGCGCAAGCCGTCGAGCAAGCGATTGAAGATGCCCTGGGTTTCCCGCTCCAGCTTCACGCCGAGATGCTTATCGCGCTCCGCTTCCGGGATCTGAACCAGCCACGGGATCAACCGCACGCGGCGCCAGATGCCTTCGTCCGCGCCCTGGATCACCGGCTTATAGTTGCCCGAGATCGTGAGCTTGAATTGGGGGAGGAACTCGAAGAAGGGCTGATTGAGGTGGCGCACCAGCATGGGCTCGCCGCCCGTGGCCAGCTTCACCAGCCCCTCCGCCAGCTTCGCGCCCTTCTCGGGCTCCGATGTCCGCAGAAAGCGCACACCGGTGAGCCGCGCCAGGTCTGGCGTCGGCTGCCCGCCGGCGCGGGTCCGGCTTTCGTTCAGGAACGTGGAGATGTCGATCGACTTCCCATAATCGCCCATCACGCGCGCCCAAGCGTTCAGCAAGGTCGACTTGCCGTTTTTGCCGGTGCCGTAGAAGAACGCCAGGATCTGCTCAGAGACGTCGCCGGTGAGCGAGAGCCCGCCCCACTGGTGCAGGAATCGCCTGTTCTCCTCCTTGGGCATTACACGCTCCAGGAAGCGGTCGTATGCTGGACAGGCGGCCAAGGGGTCGTATTCGACCGGCGCCAGATGAGTGATCAGGTCGGCCGGGTCGTGCGGCCGCAGCTTGATGTACTCCCCGTCCGTATCCTTGTTCAGCACCAGCGTGCCGTTCAGAACGTTGATCTTGTAAGGGTCTGCATCGAGAGCCTGGACATCCACTTCGCAGTCGGGCGCGGCGTGCTCGCGCAGCTTCGACATTCGGGAATTGCTCTCCGAATCCCGCCCCCACTTAGCGATGACATCCGACCAGAACACGGCCGGACCGCTCTTCGGCTCTTTTACGATGAAGTCATCGCCGGAGGCGCGGACGGCGTCGGCCTCATTCTGGATCGCACGCATGGTAACGTGGCTGGCCTTCAGCAGCTTGCCGTTCGCCGCGTCGCGGCTCCAGCGCTTGCCGTCCCAGTAGAGCCATCCTTCGCCCTCCGTCCATTTGAACTCGTGGCCGAAGCGGGCGACGAAGCGCTCCGCGTTGCGAGGTCGGTCAGCGGCAGATGCCCCAGCTCGCGGTCCAGCTCGCTCCACTTTCCGCCTGCTTTCCGGCGCGACCCTCCCGTTTGGGAGGATGTCGAAGACGCCTCCCGCGCCGCGCTGGACGGCGGCTGCTGTTGGCTCATGAAGGCGTCGAGCGCCGCCTGGTTGGCCACCGGTGCGGTGGCGATGATGGAGCGGATACGCTCCAGCGCTTGAGGTGAAGGTGTCACTGAGCCTCCACCTGAACATTCTCGCTAGTCGTCGCCGGAGCTCCGCTGAGCGGTACCATGAGGTTTGACAAAGCTAGCGTAAGCCATTGAAGTTCCGAACGCGGTTTGACAGGGGCGCTCGCTTTACCGGTTTGAATTTGCTTACAAAAGCTTTGACTGAAAATCCGCGTGTCGGTGGTTCAAATCCGCCCCTGGGCACCACCCCTTTTTTCAGCCGATGTTTTCTCACGCTTTTTCTGCGTTCCGTGACCCACTCGCTTCGACAATGGTGTTTGGTGCGAAAGCACCACCTGCTCGAAAAATGTGAAGTCCCTCAGGCGCGATATCATGACGGTGCAGCAGCCTGTCAGTCTCCCAGCCGAGGGTGGCGCTGAGTCGAGACGCACGAACGCGGATACCGGCAGGTGTGCGAGTCTGGGATAAGCCGGTAAAGCGCTGCGAAGGTGAGCCCGCAGATCAGCCAGGCGAGGACGACGTCCGAAAGGAAATGTCCCCCAAAAGCGATCCGGCTCACCGATAACGAGCCGGCGTAGAGAATGGTCGTTGCTGTTGCGGCCAGCCTTATTGGCTGCGGCGCAACAAGGGCCACAGCGACGAGCCAAGCTGCCGAGGAAGCCTCTCCACTGACAAACGAACAGTTTCCATCGCACCAGTCGCTGATGGCCCAGACCATCTGGTGGACGGCGTCCCCTCCAAAGACGTCGATCTCGCTTGGGCGGGGTCGGCCCCACTGCTCCTTCAAGAGGCCGTTCACAAGCAGGCCTGGGCCAAGTGCCAACCCGGATAGCAGCCAGATGGGCGTCCGCAGCTGTGACCAGGTCAACCCGGCGTTGAGGAAATCCCAGAGGACTCGGGCCAAGATGCCGAGAACGACCGCGGTCATGACCCAAATCGAACTGTTACGGAGCCACAGCAGGTTGGAATTGCCGGACAGGACGAAGCCGTCACCAGGGCTGTAGAACCAGCCGCTGACAATCAGATCGACTTCCGGAAAGGCCCAGAAGAACACGCTGGTTGCCAAAATTGCAGCTAAGAACGCGGTAATCAGAACGTCCGATTTCGCGTCAGCCAGATCGGGATTGGATAGGGTCGCGCTCATGACCCCGTCGGGATGCGCGCGCTAGCTTGCAGAAAACTTGCGGCCCCGTCAGCGGGGTGTCAGCTTCATGTGGACCCATCTGCGTAATGCGGATTTTAGTCGTCGAAAACGATCGCTTGCTGTCAGAGGCCCTGGGCCGTCGCCTCACCGAGGCCGGTCATGCGGTCGATGTTTTCGCGACCGTCGCGGATGCCGAGGCGGCGTGGAAAATGGCGGCCTACGACCTCTGCATCGTGGACGTCATGCTCGACGATGGCGATGGGCGGGAGCTCGTCAGATCTGCCCGTGCCGCCGGTCTGCGGACGCCGACATTGATGCTCACCGCGCGGGATGAGATCGGGGACCGTGTGGCTGGATTGGATGCGGGGGCTGACGACTATCTCGTCAAGCCGTTTGCGACTGAAGAGCTGCTAGCCCGGTTGAGGGCGCTGCGACGGCGCCGCGAGGACATCGCAGCGACCGAGTTCCGTATAGGAAATCTTCTCTACGATCCTCAAAGCATGAGTCTGAAAGTGGCCGACCGAGACGTAAAGCTGACGGCTCAGGAACATGCGGCTCTCGACAAGCTGATCCGTGCAGGCGACCGCATAACGCCGAAGCGGATGCTGGGGGAGCATCTCTATCCGCTGCACGAGGACTGGTCGGACAACGCGATCGAGACGCTGGTTCATAGGCTTCGCAAGAAGCTCTCGGAGGCGGGGGCCACAGTCGAGGTCAAGGCATTGCGAGGCCTGGGCTACATCCTCTGCATGACCCAATCATGA